TTTTAGTTTGTTGTCTAACATGTATTCCATATTTGTGGATGACAATACTAAGGACAAGCCTGCAGGAGCCCCATTAATGCAGGGCCTTTTCATAAAAGGACGGGTTATGCTTGTGCCTCAGCACATACGAGCTGGCGTCAGAGACGACAAGTATTTCAAACTTGTTGGAGGAAATGACGTCATGCTTATCTTTCCCTGTTCTAGCGTGAAATGGCATCCTGTACAAGACAACAACGGTCACCGCCAGGAGTGCTGGCTGATGGAATGTCCTGCGAGCGTTCATTCTCATCGCGATATCACCAACTTAATTGCGACGCAGGAAGATCACACATCCAGAACAGAAGGTGATGCTCACCTTGTCTCACTGTCTTACAGCAGGCAGGGACGAAGCACCGCTATCTTGCAGTTTACGCACTTCCGTGCGCAGACCGACATTAAGGTGAGCAAACTGACGAACGAAAAAGAGTACGAGTATGTGCACGGTTATCGCTACGCCATTCCTACTAAGAGTGGTGATTGTGGTGCTGTGTTGTTTGAATCTTCGAGGTACAAGACACGACGCTTGATTGGTATGCATGTTGCGGGTAGAGTGAATGTTAACACCGGAATTTCAGAACGAATTCAAGTCGATTGGCTGGAGAAAGCTATGACCAACGTGGATTTCAAATCCCAAATAGCTCAACCACTAAGAGACGACGATCTCGTTCAGGACGTGATTACTTTTGATTCGCAAGGCAATACCCTTGGCGTTTACGATCCAGCACCTGCTATCATTGATGTTGAAGGTTTGGTGCCGGTAGGAACGACGAGGGCAGTGAGATCCCCGACGGAGACTGATTATGTACCCAGCGTGTTTCATGGTTTAGTGGCTGAAGTCACTCAAAAACCCGCCCATTTAACACCTATCGGCGATATTGATCCTCTTAAAAAGGGGATCAAGAAACTCGTGGGTACTAATTTGTACATCGATGACGATCTATTGGATGATGTGGCTCAAGCGATAATTGGTGAAATGGCTGAAGGCACGAATCTGGCTATGTGCAAAGTGTACGATATTCATACCGCTTGTTATGGTGATACAGCAGTGTCACCATACTTGACCGGCTTGAATCGTAAAACTTCGCCTGGCTTCCCTTACGTGTTTGATGCCAAAGGAGTTGGAAAGTCAACCTGGATAGGACCTGCTGAAGACCCCTGGATTAGCCCAAAGCTGATAGACGACGTTCAAAAACGGATTGATGCTGCAAAAGAAGGTAATCGAACTTGGACTGTTTACGTTGACACCCTGAAAGACGAGACGAGACCCATTGCTAAAGTGGACGAAGGTAAAACGCGCGTTTTCGCTGTGGGACCTCTTGACCATACAGTTGCATCTAAGATGTACTTCATGGGTTTTTGTGCCCATGTGATGGAAAATAGGATCTACAATGAGATAGCGCTAGGCATCGATGTCCACTCA